AAGGTGACAGAGTTACATACGGAAAGTATGCAGGTCAGAAAGTTACAATTAATGGTGTACGTTTGCTTTTGTTAAATGACGATGAAATTACATCTATTTTACCAGAAGAGGTAGACGTTACATCATACATAGCGACATAACTTGGAGAACGCAACCATGCAAGATCAAAAAGAAGTCATTGACGAAATTAATGAAGAAATAAAAAAAGCTAAAGCTGATCCAGAAGAATTTCAAATAGAAATTACAGAAGATCCAAAAGAAGAAGCTAAAGATGTAGCAGAAGAAAAACAGCAAGCAGAAGAACAACAGGCAGAAAAAGATGAGTATGGAGAAAAAGTCCAGAAAAGAATAAAAAAGCTTGTTGATCAAAGAAGAGATGCAGAAGAACAACTTAGAACTATGCAAGAGCAGAATGCTCAATTGAATGCTAGGCTATCTAGATTAGAGCAAGGATCAGAAAAATCTGCACAAAATGAATTTAAAACAAGGTATGACCAGACAAAAAGAGCTTTAGAAAAAGCTACTGAGGAAGGTGATACAAAAGCAGCTATTGCTTTTACAGAGCAGTTGGCAGATATGAGAGCTGCTTTGAGAGTTGCAGAAATGCAACGCCAACAAGCTCAACAACAATCTGTTTCACCAACTGTAGGCAAAGCTCAACAAACTGTGCAAAATCCTGCACCACCTAAAGCAATTGATTGGTGGCAAAAGAATAATTGGTTTAATTCACCAGGATTTGAAAGAGAAACTGCATTGGCAAGGTCTTTTGATATCCAAATAGAAATGGAAGGTTTCGATAAAAATTCTGATGATTATTACAATGAATTAAATAATCGTTTACAAAAAGTTTTTCCTGAATTAGTATCAGGATCAAGTCCGACTAAGACTAAAGTAAAAAGTAGGCAACCAATTGCACCTTCTACAGGTGGCTCGTCTTACAAGGGCAACAGAGTACGAATGAGTAAAGATCAACTTGAAATGGCTCGACAGCTTGGAATTAATGATGAAAGAAGTCTTAAAAAATATGAATCTGAAATCAGAAAACAGCAAAGGGGTTAACTATGGTTGAAAATAGAAATATTCGTGCTAATGAAAACAAGGTTTCAATGCGTGAAGGTGAATCAAGACCTGATACTGCATGGAAACCACCGTCATTGTTGGATGCTCCAGAACCTCGACCAGGATATGTTCAACGATGGATAGCTACCTCGATTCAGGGTAAGGACACTCCAGACAATGTGTACAAACGTATGCGTGAAGGATGGAGTCCACGCAAAGCTGATACTGTGAAAGACAAGTTGTATCCAACTATCAATCATGGTCAGTGGCAAGGGTCAATTGGGATTGAAGGCATGTTGCTTTGTGAAATGCCAAAAGAAAGACACAAAGCACAAAAGGACTATTATAAAAATAAAAGTTCAGAAGCAAACGAATCAATCGCAGGAGATCTGGATGCGTTAGGTCGAAACAATGGGCAGAGGATCTACCAAGATCGTGTGTCTAATTCGAGTCGTGGCAGGGATTTATCTGTCATGGATGATTGAAACTTAACTCTGAGGAGATAAAATAATGGCAAACGTAAACGCTGCCTTTGGCTTAGTGCCAGTTCGCCATATGAGTGGTAATATTCCTCGTGCCAACAAATATACAATAACAAGTGGTTTGGCAGAGAACATCTTTAGTGGTGATCTTTGCATTCTTACAGCAGATGGTGTAATTACACCTCATACTGCTACAGAAACAAACAATATTGGTGTATTTGCAGGTGTGAGCTATACTGCTTCAGATGGTTCTTATGTTTATAGTGAGTATTGGCCAAGTGGCACTACTGCTACAAATATAATTGCATATGTATATGATGATCCATATATTGTGTACAAAATTCAGTCAGCAGGAACTCCAACTCAAGCAAGCATTGGCGAGTGTGCTGATGTTGTTGCAGGTGCAGGATCAACTGTTACTGGTAGATCAGGATTTAGCTTAAATGGTACTATGTCAAATAGTACTGCTACATGTAAGATTATAGCTTTGCATGAAACACCTGACAACTCAATGGCACAATATGCTGTTTTGGAAGTGCTTGTAAATGAGCACCTTCTCAAAGCAACAGCAGGTATATAAGGGAGATTAGACAATGGCTATGAATAGAGCACAATTTGCTAAAATGCTTGAGCCAGGGT